AGTAGTGTACTACCAAGTATAGAAAACGTTCAAATCTTATCTTATTCCAAATATGGAAGTCCTAAACTTAATCTGGTTACTAGCATTGTGCTCAGCTAGTCCAGTATTTCAACGGTGTTTCCAAGATGGAGCTATAGTGAAGCAAAACCCATCTAAGGAAGCAGTGACAGAGGTGTGCTTAAAGGATGACGTGAGCATGATAAAAACAGAAGCAAAATATGTAAAAAATACCACAGGGACATTTGCTAATAACATAGCTATGAGAAAATGGTTGGTTGCAGATTGGCATGACTGTAGGCCCCAAAAGTCATCAGGTGGTCATATTAACGTTATTGAAGTTGGAGATGATCTGTCGCTCCACACAGAGTCTTATATTTGCAGTGCAGATTGTGTTATCACAGTTGATAAAGAAACTGCTCAGATCCGCTTGCAAACTGACAATACAAACCACTTTGAGGTTGCTGGGACCACAGTAAAATCAGGTTGGTTCAAAAGTACAACTTATATCACACTTGATCAAACATGTGAGCATCTTAAAGTATCATGCGGACCAAAATCGATACAGTTTCATGCTTGCTTCAATCAGCATATGTCTTGTGTGCGATTCTTACATAGAACGATACTACCAGGGTCAATTGCTAATTCCATATGTCAAAATATAGAAATAATTATCTTGGTTACTCTCTCATTAGTAATCTTCATATTCTTATCAATAGTAAGCAAGACATATGTATGTTACTTATTAATGCCTATCTTCATCCCAATAGCTTTTATCTATGGATGGGTATACAATAAATCCTGCAAGAAATGCAAGTTATGTGGCTTAGTTTATCACCCATTCACAGAATGTGGAACACACTGTGTATGTGGTGCAAGATATGAAACTTCTGATAGGATGAAATTGCATAGAGCATCTGGATTGTGTCCAGGGTACAAGAGTCTCAGAGCAGCTAGAGTTATGTGCAAATCAAAAGGACCAGCTTCTATCCTATCTATAATGACTGCAATTCTCATACTAACATTTGTCACCCCTATTAGTGCCATGGTCATAGGTGAATCAAGTGAGGTGTACACACTAGATGATTTACCCAATGATATGGTACAAATGGCGGAGAGGGTGAATATCTATTATCAAATAATCATCATTAATTATGGTGTCACTTGGGCTTTCTTATTGCTTGGTTTAATTTTGGCATACTTCTTCAAAAAATATCAACATAAATTTCTAGATTTTTATGCAATGTATTGTGAGGAATGCGATATGTATCATGAGAAATCTGGTTTGACACACTGGGGTGACTTTACTAATAAATGTAGACAGTGCACATGCGGTCAGTTTGAAGATGTTGCTGGCTTGATGATACATAAAAAATCTTACAATTGTTTGGTCAAATATAAAGCGAAATGGATAAGAGACATACTCATCATATATTTGGCTATGATTCTGATCAAAGATTCGTTATTATTCGTTGGAGCATCGGGGACAGACTTTGCTGCATGTATAGATGAGAAAGTCGTTACATGGAACTGCACTGGGCCATTCCTAAATTTAGGTAGATGCGACAAATCTCAGAAGAAAGCAAGCTATGCAGGTATAGCTGATCAGTTAAAGGGCTTAGGAGTTATATCTGTTTTGGATATCCCGATGATAAAAAATATGCCAGATGAAATATCAGGTTCACTAAAGTATATCGACAGCTTAGAGACGTATCATGAGCAGCTAACTGCTGAATATGCTTTCCTCACCAGGTACTGCGACTATTATACACAATACACAGATAACTCTGGCTATAGTCAAACAGTATGGAGGACTTATTTACGATCTCATGATTTTGGTGCATGTGTCGTTTATCCGAATCAACATTTTTGTAGATGCGTAAAGTATGGAGATAAATGCAATAGTGCCAAGTGGGATTTTGCCAATGAGATGAAAACATTCTACACAGGCCAGAAAGTGAAGTTTAATAAGGATTTAAACTTGGCATTATTGGTATTACATAAAGCATTTAGAGGCACTGGAACTGCATATGTTGCAGAAGCTATGGCTCGGAAAGATAACGGTTCCATGGCACATTTTGCTTTGGAGATAAGAAAAAAATTCCCAACAAATGCTTTGTTAGCAGCATTAATAGATTATATAGTTTATTTACAGTCCCTTGGAGAAATAGCCACATTTGAACTCGATGAAGATTGGGAAGATTTTAAATATAAGCCAGAGCCAACAGAATCAACACCTCAAGTTAGGTCACACAGAAATGATCAGTATAACTTCAAAAATGCTGAAAGTAATAGTGATACCAAAGTCTGTAAGAATGTTCAGAAAGTACTATGTATTTCACCCAGGTCAAAGGCAAAATTCGAAAATATTATAGCATGTGGAGAGCATGCAAATCCATCTGTATACATGATGCCAAATGTCAGCATCTACCAATCCAATTCGGAAAGGAGTCACTATTGTATAGCTGACTCTCATTGCCTTGAGAAATATGAAGTGGTAGAAACAGAACTTTTGAATGCTTTAAAGAAGTCAAAATGTTGGGCCAAGGAAATGGATGATATTATCTTGCATAAGCAGAGCGATGGCTTGAGGAGTTGTAGAATAAAAGATACTGGAAACTGCAATGTTCAAGAAAATGATTGGACCATTGTCTTATGCGAAAATGGCAACTATTACTACTCTGAGGTCCACAAAGACTATGATAAAGATCAGGATGTAGGTCATTTCTGTCTCAGCCCTAGATGCACTACAATACGTTATCCAATAAGTAAAAGGCATATAAAGAAGTGCGAATGGCAGATATCACATTCAACAATTGATAAAATCTCTGTTCAAGAGTTAGCAGACATAGAACAATATAAGAAGGCCATATCACAAAAACTGCAAACAAGTCTATCAATTTTTAAGTATGTAAGAACAAAAAACCTCCCACATATCAAACCCGCATATAAGTACATAACTGTAGAAGGTGTCGAAACTATTGAAGGAATCGAAAACGCTTTTATAGAGTCTGAGATCCCAGCATTGGCAGGTACAGCTATAGGTTTCAAAATAAATTCAAGAGAAGGCAACTATCTAATGGATGTGATAGGGTATGTTAAGAGCGCATCATATTCAGCAGTGTACACAAAACTATATACAACTGGGCCTACTATAGGAATAAACACCAAACATGATGAAAAATGCACAGGACCTTGCCCAGCTATAATAGATCATAAAGATGGTTGGCTAACCTTCTCAAAAGAAAGGACCAGCACTTGGGGTTGTGAAGAGTTTGGTTGCTTAGCAGTCAGTGATGGTTGTGTATTTGGCTCTTGCCAAGATATAATAAAAGATGAATTGGCTGTTTATAGGAAAACTACTGAAGAACTCACTACAGTAGAACTGTGCTTGACATTTTCAGATAAAACATATTGCACCAACTTGAATGCTATAACTCCTATTATAACAGATAAATTTGAAGTGCAGTTCAAAACTGTTGAATCTTATACACTACCAAGAGTCATTGCCATAAAGAATCATGAGATTAAGGTTGGACAAATCAATGACTTAGGTGTCTACTCAAAAGGATGTGGAAATGTTCAAAAGGTCAATGGAACAAACTATGGCAATGGTTCACCAAGGTTTGATTATCTTTGCCACTTGGCGAGTAGAAAAGAAGTAATCCTAAGGAAATGTTTTGACAATGATTACCAGGCTTGCAAATTCTTGCAGAGTCCTTCAAGTTATCGTTTAGAAGAGCACCAGGGAACAGTGACAGTTATAGATTATAAAAAGATTCTAGGCACTATAAAGATGAAGGCTATATTAGGGGATGTGAAATACAAAAATTATCAAAATAATATAGAAATCAATGCTGAGGGAACATGTGCTGGATGTATTGATTGCTTTGAAAATATACACTGTGAATTTACTATACATACTACAGTTGAAGCAAGTTGTCCTATAACAACAGAGTGTGTCTCCTTCCATGATAGAATATTGATCACACCAGATGAACATAAGTATGCATTGAAGATTGTATGTCATGATAAACCAAAAGTGTCTCTTAAATTTAAAATCTGTAACACAAATGTTGATGCAGCTATGACTATTGTAGATTCTAAACCAATTTTAGAACTTGCGCCAGTAGATCAAACAACATACATCAGAGAGAAAGATGAAAGATGCAAGACCTGGATGTGTAGAGTCCGAGATGAAGGGTTCCAGGTGATATTAGAACCTTTTAAAAACCTCTTTGGTTCGTATATTGGAATATTTTATACTGGTATATTGTCTATTATTTGTTTACTCATTGTCGTCTATATTATATTGCCCATTTGTTTCAAATTGAGGGACACCTTAAGGCAGCATGAAGATGCCTATAAAAAGGAAATGAAGATAAGATGATTCACATCAGCTTGAGATAGTATAATAGATTTAAAGTAGTTTTTGGGTTTTATGGGGGTGGGGTTAAACAAAACTGCTGAGTTTATTTTAGAATCATTTAAATATACTTGGTAGCACACTACT